GCTATGTTGATAAGCAGTTTTAGTTACTTAGGCTGTGCGCTACAAGAGGCGCCCTTAACATGGTTCTATGTTTGGCGCAGAGAACGAAGGTAAAGTTTTCTTATTTAAATATGGTAAGAAAATTTATGACAAACTTTTGGCTGCAATGCAACCAGAGTTTGAGGATGAATCACCTATCAATCCATTTGATCCATTTTCAGGTGCGAACTTTAAATTAAAGATTCGTAAAGTAGATGGTTATTGGAACTATGATAAGTCAGAGTTCGAAGCACCTTCAAAATTATTTGATGATGAAACTAAAGTTGAAGAAGTGTGTTCAAAGGCATTTGCTTTATCTGAATTCACAAGTCAATCTAACTTCAAATCATATGATGAGTTAAAAACACGATTAGATGTTGTGCTATCTGGCACAGTGTCAATCGGAAATGTGGCAGACGGTATCGCAGAGGTAAAGGAAACTAAACCAACTGCATCGACTGCTTCAACTACACAAGCGACAGATACGAACACTGATTCGTCTGCTGACAGTGTGGATGAAGAAGATGATACTATGTCATATTTTGAAAAGTTGGCAAACTCTTAATCTGGTCAATATTGTCGCACCCTGTAAAAAGGGTGTTGACAATACCCTTAGTTTTGTGTTATATTAATATCAATAACAAAAACAAAGGAAAGTATAATGATACAATCTTTAAAAAACCTATTTACTAAAAGGAGTAATATCATGGGAAGAAAAAAACTTGCTAATTCTACAAAGTTTCTTAATGCATTATTAAGAGGCGAGACCATTACTTGGGCTCAAGCAAGAACTACTTTCAATCTTCAGCGTCCAAGAGCTGTAGTTGAAAAACTAAGAGAAGACGGACACTGTGTGTACGCAAACAAATCTGTAAAGAGTGGAACTTCTTACAGAATTGGTAAACCTTCAAAAGAAATCATTGCCGCTGGAATGGCTGCAATTGATGGCGTTTACGCATAATCTTAATCCTTAGTCTATCCTTAGAGGGCGCTTCGGCGCCCTTTTTTAGTTTGAAGGTCTTGCGGCTAGTGCCATTGATGTTAAGAAATCCATACCTACAATAGGTCGACTTGTATGTTGTGTGTTATTCACACTGCTTGAACTTGCATCAACATTTACTGCTGCCGCAGTATTCATAATACCTCTATCTAATTCTTCAAGTAGTGATTGTCTTTGCTCTAATAATGCAACTGCTTCAGTCAGATCTGCTTTTAATTGTGTGAATTTAGTTTCATTCTGAACATTATCTTGATTTAATCTTCTTCTAAGTTCTACAAGATTGCCTTCACCACCACCCATTACATCAGCAATCATTTTTTCAGTATTAGTTTGAAATGAACTTTTATTACCTGCATCAGTGTTGAAACTAAAGATACTACCACCAGTTCCACCAAACTCCTCAGGTACTTTAGTCATATCAATAGTAAAATCCTCTTTAGTAATATCAAATAATCCAAAAGTAAGACTATTTACAAGACCTGCAAGTGATGCTTTAAAAACTTCTATTGCACGTCCAAACCTAGAACCTGCTCTATCAGGGTTTTCTTTATCAAGTTGTCTAGATGCTTCTTCAAAACCTGCGGTGACTGTATCAAAAACTGCAAAACCTGCTGTAAGTACAATTCCAACAAGACCTGCACCTTTTGCCAATCTAGCACTCTGAAATGCCTTTGACATGAAACCAGGGCTCTTCTTATCAATACCTGCCGCCTTTCTACTCTTTGTGGCTGCATCATCTGTAAGACCTAAAGCAGTTCCAAGTGCAGTTGCAGCGCCTGTAATCTTTGCACCTATTTTTGCTATGTTTGTTGCAAGTTTACCATTTTTACCAAATAAATCTTTGAATTTTGAAAATGCACCATCTTTCTTTGTTAAGTTATCTACGTCTTTTGTGATATCTGCCTTGCCAAATAGTTTATTGATACCTTTCCTAATAAGACCATCTTTTGCAAACAATCCACCTAAAGCTGCAAAAGATAAAAATAATGCATTTTTACCAAGTCGTAATACTAACAAAGGATTTAGTAATAGTAATAATATACCAAGGGCTTTTACTATTGGGCCTACGTCAGAAAACAAACCCTTAAATGTATCCATATCTGGGTTGGCAAGAAAAGATTCTATATTTTTGTTTGTTTCTACAAAAGCATCACGCACTTGTCCAAAAAAATCTATAAATTTTTCGATAACACCAGGTAATTTTTTTGCTAAGAAATCTATCATTTTTTCAAACATATCACTATTCACAAATGCAAGTGCGGCTGCAAGTGAAGCGATAGTGCCCAAACCAAACCCTGCAATCTTTCCTACTGTGCTACCAAGAAAGTCTTTAAGTGGTGCTGTAAATGCTGTGAACGCTGAACCTAATTTAGTTCCTAATGTTCCTATTGAGTTTTTTAAACCGCCAAATAGTTTAGATTGACCTAATCTATCTTTTAATCTTTCAACGAATGATTGTCTGTTTGTTTCTTGATCTAAATTTTTTTGATCTTGATTGTCTTTTTTTATACTGTCTTTTAGATCATCTATTGATTGAGAGGTATCATCAGCAATTATATTTTGTTGCATCATCTCATTAGTTTTTCTAACAGACTCAGCAATCTGTGTTAACAGACCCGTTTGTGCTACTAATTCTTTATCAGCCATTATTTTCTTTTTGCAGCTTCCTCTCTTGCTTTACGTTCTTCTTCTTTTAAATGTTCTACTAACATTATAACGTACACTTCTCTTTCCCATGGCATCATATTTTCGAGTTCAGTCAAACTATATTTGTGATGTTGCACCAAACTAAAATTAGTTTGCATATAGTTTTCCACACTATCATGAGAAAGACAAATTAAAAAAAACTATCTAAACCCTCCAACAAAACTTTACTTTTCTTTTTAGTTTTAGAGTTTTTTACTTCAATCTCATGTCTCACTTTTGGCATAGAATTAAAAAATTCCATTAGTCTTTCAAACTGTTCAGAATTAAAAGAGTCCATAAAATCATCTAATTCTTTATCAGTGAAATCGCCCTGTCGCATCACTTTATCTTCTGTGTGTATTTCTCTGACACACTTTTTTATAGTTTTAAACACAGCATCAGTATCCTTATCACCTGACATATCAATATCTTTTATAGTAGGATAGTTCATAACCATTTTCACATCATCTGTTATATTTATCTCATTTGTGTGATTTTCTGGCATTTGAACATCTATTGATTCTAAGTTTACTTTTACTTTTTCTTTAGTTTTATTATCGTCTGGGCAAGTGACTAAAACATCTACTGTCTCACCAACAGATTTTGCACGTAGATTTAAAAATACATATTCTAAATCAAACAATGGATTTTTCTCTGTAACTTTTCCAAATGTGCAAGTTTTTATGATGTCAAGTGTTGCTTGAGTTATCATATTTTTTTTGTTACTTTGTTGTGCTAATAAAAGAACCTTTTGTTCTTTTACAAGAAAAGGTCGAAACTCAATGGTTTCGCCTGTCGATGGTAGCTCCAAAGGATACTTTGGAGTATTTAATATTGGCAGTGCCATATGTCGCTCCTATCTTATAATCGTCTCAATACAGAAGGTAATTTAGATCTCAATTTTCTCTCTACTGTATTTACAAAAACATCACCTATTCTCTCAAGTAATGATCTAGGTAAATCTGCCTCATCTGTCAGATTCTTCCAATATCTATATGCCCATGAAACAGTTACAAAACTCAATGAGTTATTTGTTGCATAGTCTAAAGATATTTCACTTGTGTTAACCGGAAAGCATTCCACAAGTTCAACACCGTGTCTTCTTCTATCTTGTCTATCAAGTTGAAATATTTGAAGAGAACCGATGTAATCATTATAATAATTTACAGAAAAATCATTTCTGTTGGCAATCAGTCTTTGCCATGAGTCAATAAAATTTCTTTCTTTATGATCGTTAGATAAACGTATTGTTGTTGATATGTCTGCAAAAGTTTGACCTGTCACTATTTTACGAGTTGGTCCATAAATATTTGTATCTTCATTTGTTTCAAGTGTCATGCCTGGAAATGCAACTGAAGTTACTTCTAAAGATGTTCTTCTTATAATATCTTTATTACTACCAAATGGTGATTCATTTCCTATGCCTTGAATACCCACAGGTGGTGTAATAATAACTTCATATCTACTTGGTGATGCATAACCATCATCAGTTCTAAAAAAACCTAATAGTTCATTTAAAACACCATATGCGAATCCGTCTAGTAAACTACTTCTTGCCATTATACTTTATGCCTTTTTCTGTTTGATAAGTGAGCTGCCTCTACATCATCTTTACTTTGACCATAATATT